TTGCGTATGAAGTTTATGGAGACTCAACATTAGATTGGGTAGTTCTCCTGTCGAATAATATCATTCACGTACAAGATGAATGGCCTATGACTCAAACGGGATTTTATAATTATCTTGTTGATAAGTATGGTAGCGAAGAAGCAATCAATAACGTTCATCATTATGAATCTATTGAAGTGAGGGCCACTGATGGAACATTAATACTTCCAGAGGGATTAGAAATTCCAAGCACAAGATATGATTATAGAAGTACTTTAATTGATGGAACATCAAATTCAACATTCAGACAAGAGGTTCCTTACTTTGTTGAGTACTATGATGCATCTCTTGGAACAGAAGTCTTAAGAACAAACATCACAACTCCAATTACAAACTATCAATATGAAGATCGCTTGCAAGATGAGAAGAGAAATATTTTTGTTTTGAAGCAATCATATCTGAATATTATTCTGAATGATATGGACGATCTAATGAAATATAAAAAAGGTAGCACTCAGTTTGTGAGTACTACCTTGAAGAAAGGAGAGAATATTAGACTCTATCCAACCTAATCATTCATCAGCAAGACGTTGGAAATAGGAGAGAGCATCGTCTTCATCCTCATCAGTTTGTTTAGAAACTGTAGGGAGTGAAGGGGAGGATTTAGAACGGGCAAAGGATTGCTCCAGCTCTTCCACTACACGACTCTCAGGAGTTTTCTCAACGTAATTATCATACTCGGTTTCCTCTTCAACAGAAGACATACGAGGAGTGCCTTTCTGACCCAGAACATACTTCAGACGCTTATCAAGTTCATCATAGGACTTGAATTGGTCGGGAGCAGTTACAGCAGTCAGAGAATACTCTTTCTTCCAGATGGCTTCCAGAGCATCATCATCCTCCAGGAGTGGTGCAACACGATCAAATTCTGATTTGTCGTAGTTCCAATAACCATCCTTCTTAACGATCTTCAGTTTGAAGTTAGCACCCTGCCAGAAGTCAAAAGGATTGATGGGAGTTTCATCTTCAAACTCAGGTTGCATTGCTTCCATGATCTTGTCGAAGATCTTCTTACCATACTTAAACAGGAAAACGCGACCCTCATTTGCAGGATTAGCAGGATCCTTCACCACATAGATGTTACTGTAGTAAGACAGTTTACGCTTTTGCTTACGAACGGTATCTTTATCTGCTTCACTTCCACTGTTCCAGAGTTCCCGATTGTACTCGGAAACAGGATCCTTACCACCAGTGGTAGTCAGAGAGTTTTCAATATACCAACCACCAGGACCTTGGAATGCATGGGAATACATTTTAGCCCAGGGAAGTTCTTCATTTTCAGGAGCAGGCAGGAAACGGATGACTGCAAAACCGTTACCAGTCTTATCCATTTCTGGTTTCCAGAGACGCTCATCAGCGCCACCAGAAGTTGTACTCATCTTCTCTACTTCTTTTACCAGTTTCTGAGTCAGAGAACCAAGAGAAGATTGCTTTTTGAGATCTTTAAAAGACATTAGATTACCTCGGATTTGTACGGATTTGGCTTTTGTGTACCTTGTTATTCTACAGGTCGGAACCTGTCTTGTCAATCTGTTCCTTCATCACCTGGAGCATCTGAGACATGTTGTTAAGAATTACATTCATATCAACATTAGGTGGGAGGCCCATCATTGATGCTGACTGTGCGATTCTGACTTTCATATCCTGTGCTTCAGGATCATCAGATAAACTCAAACGAGTATAAAGAACTTTTTGTTTTTCAAGAAGTTTTTCTAGAAGATTAACATGATGTAGTTTATCTTCTTTAGACATTGTGGGAAACTTAAAGACGTTTTGATAAACCTCTTCTTGCATTTCTGTAATTTCGGCCATCTCTGCCCGAACTACTTCAGAACTAAAGAAACTCATTTGTCTCCTAAAATAATTTCCTTCAAAATATTTTTATAACGTGGTACATCAATATTTAGAAACGAAGAATATTTTTTCATTCTCATACTGACGGTTTCCCACACTGGATCTTGAAGTCTTCTATCAAAATCTTTTTTGAAGGAAAATATTTTATCGTAAATAATGAGTGTTTCTGGACTGATCTTTCCACCTAAAAAGTATTTCAGAATTGGTGGATGACCTTTGGAGCAATCAAAAACATCATCAACTTTTTTATCTTCAAATAAACTCTCAGTCTCTTCTTTAAAGATATAAGAAAGTGATTGATTTCTTTTCTTCCATTGTTCGTATCTTTCTTCACCCTCTCTCATCATTTCTCCAATCCAAAGTTTATTTGGATCCGTGCAAGTAATGAAATTAGATACAAAAAAATCTATAATCTCTTGATCGCTTTTTTGCCTAGAAACTTTTTCAAACCAGAAGCGATCTTTACGTTTGTAAAATGATTGAACGGTCGCACGACTTTTACCACAATATTTGTGATAGTCGTAATTGTCTTTAGTGAAATGATTCTTTAAAGACAGATAACAACGATAGGCATCAACAGGCATCATTCAAAAAATTAATTTAGCGCGTGAAGTTTTTTTGAGAAAATTAAGCTCCATTGCTTCATATTTAATTTTCTCTTTCAATGGTTTCGAAATTAATTTAGGCACCGATTCGACATCGATGTTATTTTTTTCACAAAAATAAATGATTGCATCGATATAGTTCATGCCCTCATGAGTATGAACTAGAGACTCAATCTCTTGAGCGAACCGTGATGGACAAAAGAACTTGTTCTCCAGTGCCTTTTCTAATTCATTTTCCATCTGACCCAGTATTGTGATGTACAAATTCTTTAATATAACGAACTAATAGTTTAATATAGTCTTCTTTGTTTCTTTTGTCAAATACTTTTACTTCTCCCTCAGGAGTAACCATTAATGTAATAAGTTTTTTGATAGGAATTTCTGTGAGTTCGTAGTATGCAGCCGCATAAAACATCTCTTGAACGAAGTAGTTTTCAATCCACTTTTCGGGTTTAATTTTCGTGGATGTTTTAAAGTCTATAACTGCCAGTTCACCATCATACTCTGCAATGCAATCAACTCTTCCTGCCAAGCCAAGATATTCTGAGTAGAGTGTACGTTCAATTGCATGAATATTATTTATCTTATCCAGTTCTGGCTTGATATGATAAAACATAAACTTTGTCATGGGTTGATAATCATCCCAGTTCAGTTCTTTATTTTCAAGATAGTCCTGACAGACTTGGTGAAAGTCAGTTCCTCTTGCAGTTGCTTTTTTTGTAATGCGATTTGCTTCTTCAATACCCACACGTTTTCTCCAATCAGCAAAGATTTGACGATTGTAGAATGAAGTTACAGACGTAATAGAAGGCACCCAATCTCCAGTAGGAAGTTCATAGAGACGGATGCTTTCTGTTGTTTTGCAATTTAATTCAATATCACCCAGATAATTATGATGAATAAAACTCATAGACCAACTTCCATTTTTGCCAAGATGTATTCTTTCACAAATCCAGAGCGAACAATATCTTCAACTCCAAATTCAATAATATCAATTGAAGGCATAATACGAAGAACTTTCATGAAGTCAATGATTCCATTCTTTTCATTCGTCTTGATAAGATCAGATTGAGTAGCATCACCACAGAACATGATCTTACTATTTTCACCAACACGAGTAATTATACTATCAAGTTCATGATAATTCAAGTTTTGAAACTCATCAACGATGATGATACAGTTATCAAGAGTCGTACCACGAATGAATGAAGTAGACCAGAAGCTAATTGTTCCTTGAGTTTTAAGGTTACCATAGAGCATTTCAAAGTCTGCATCTGTTGGCATCTCAAACATGTACTTCACCATATTCTTATAAGGAATCTGATAAAGTGAGGACTTATCTTCATGATCTCCAGGCAAGAAACCAATCTCACGAGTAGCAACAAGAGATCTTACAATGTAAATTTTTTCATATGGTGATCTTTCATCAAGTACATCCCTCAAAGCATTGTAAAGAGTGATAAAAGTTTTACCTGTACCAGCACAACCGTATGCAACTAGATTTTGATCGTTCTTGTAGCAACGGAAAAGTTCCTCTTGATTATCTGTAAGAGGTTCAATAGTCCGCATTAAGTCGCTGTTGAGTGGCTTCTTACGTTTCATTTGTCTGTTACTCATTCCAAATGGTACTGGAGATTTGGGAGCGTTTTTCTTTGCTGGCATTTTATGTAATCAGAGTGGTTTAACTTGAGATCCTGGTGCTTTTGATGCTTTACGAAGAACATCATTCCAACCAGGATGAGACTTCTTCAGTTTGTCATAGACTTCACCAACCTCCCCGAAGTTTGGAAAGGTTGAAGGATCTGAATAGTCTCTTTCCCAATCAGGATTGTCCTTTCTCCATTGATCCCAATC